TTGCCAAGCACCAGTCCCTTCATTGCCGCTAACCTCATGTGCCCCACCTGTGCGGAGATTATCGAGCCGGTTCCAGTCAAGAACGCTAAGGGTGGAGTTCGCCATCTGGAGTACCGCCATCAAAACCCCAACTTCGGATGCTCGTACATCGTTGAGTCCAACGCGATGGTCACAGCGGAAGCGAAGCCTTTGCGCGTGACCAAAGTTGAGATGGTGGCATGAGCGACGCATTGCTTGACGGTGTGCTCGCTGGGCTTATCGTCGGGACGATTTTTGGGTTGCTGGTAGGGTTGCATGTAAGGAGAGAGCGATGAGTACGTTTGATGCGGTCTTGATAGGAGCCTTGGGAATGGCCGGGATGCTGCTAGTGATCGTAGCGGCGGTCGTGGCAGTGTGGAAGGTGTGGCCTACGCTTCTATCGCTTGTGGAGGCTTTGGGGACGTTGGCGAAATTATTGAAGACAATGCCTCGAACGATGGAGGGCATCCAGCAAGAGCTTGCTTACATGCGAGGGCTCGCCGTCCCTCAACAAGTCCAGCAACCTAGCGATGATATTTCTCCTCCGCCGACCGGTGCGGGACCTAGTGGACCGCCCCAGCCGTTTCCAGCACCAATCTTCGACCGTTTTACTGTTGTTCACGAGCCCGATGCAAAACCAGAAGACACCGATATGGAAGGTTTGAATCAAACAGATGCCGACCTTGTGGCAATGGAGCAAATCGAAGCGCTCCGACAGCGCGGTATTTCGGTTGAGGAAGCTGATGCAGAGCATGACGCCATAGAGGTGGACACGGACTAGATGCCAGCAAAAAACACAATCCAAGTCAACAGCGATCCACGTCACTTACTTCGCTACTTAAAGTTCCAAGCGAGCGGAGCCGACGACGAAGCGTTAAAGCGCATCGCCAAAGAAGAGCGCGTGTCTTTGGCGACAGTTAAGGGGTCAGTCATTCAGATCGACGCCTACCGAAAGAGCAACACGGCAAGCGAGATGGAACTGGCGGTGCGAAACCTTGTCATCTCCTCTGTGCCGAAGATGCAGCAAACGCTACACGACCTGCTCGATGCGACCGAGTTAGTCGAAGAGAAGGTCGGGAAGACTGGCCTTACGAGAGTAGTGAAGGTTCCAGACAAGACAACACGGCTTGAAGCTATGCGTGTCAGCATCGCACTTATAGCTGGCTTACAGCCAAAGCAGGCTCCCGTCGAGGTGAATGTTAACCAGACGAATCAAACGGCGAACATCAATAGCGGGGTTGAGTCGAACGAAGATCGCTTCCGCCGGTTGAGGAAGCAGGCCGAGGCTCACAATGCGTTGCCGCCAGAGACCACGGGGGTGCCGGAGTATATTGACGCTGGGGAAGATTCTGACGACGACGAAGACGAGGATGAGGATGAAGACGATGAGTAAAACCCCATCCCAATTTCCTAATCAGTCTCCTTGAACTAGAATCTGTTGACGATTGTACCCAAATCCTGATTGTGCGGCGGCACAAAGACGACGGCATCAGCTACGATACCAACACTAATTCGCGCATGGATGCCCACACCCTCGCCGCACTGTGCGTGGAGTGGACGCGAGCCGACATCATCAATCAAGCCATAAAAGAAAGAGGCTGACATCTATGACCTCTATAACACGCCAAAACCCCTACCTCGAAGAAATCATCGTCATACTTGACCAACATCTCCTCAAGTACAACGGTGACTTCGACCTCGCGCGTGACAGGCTATCCGCAGCCGAGAATGAGTGGATCGACAAAGAAGTCCTACATTGCATCAACGATGCGCGTTACTTCATCTCGAACTACAATGCCTACCGTGATGAGAAGGAAGGATTCAAGGGGCTTTACCCTCTTTTCGACAGCCAAGAGATTCTGTATCAGGAGTACCGGCGGCTAGAGAAGCTATACGGTCGTGTGCGGGCGCTAGTATTGAAGGCCCGCCAGATGGGGTCCACTACCTACAACTGCGCCGAGTTCTTTCACAAGACCATCTTTGCAGAGCACAACAACGCGATGATTGTCGGCCAGCACCAAAAGCAGGCCGCGTTCATCTACGGCATGTACAGTTCAGCGCTGGACTACATACCGTGGTGGATGAAGCCACGCATTAAGTCGCGCGTGACCGGCGAGATGATTGAGTTCGATGAAAAGGACGACATCAAGCGGGCGGTAAGCCCAGGTCTCAAGACGACTATCTATGCTGACAACGCAAATAAGCCTAGCGGCGTCGGTCGCGGCATGACCTTCAACAAGGTGATGATGAGCGAGTTGGCTTTTTGGGAGAATGGATCTCAGCTTTCAAAGTCTCTATCCCCCACGATGAATACGCAAGATGGATTTTATGTTCTGGAGTCCACCGCGAATGGACGCAATGACTTCTGGCACAACTTGTGGAGACGGGCAGAAGCGGGCAAAGTTGACTGGCACCCAATCTTCATTCCGTTCTACCGGCGCGAGAAGACCTATTCATTGCCGATCCTGAAGACCGAAGTATTTGTGGTGACGGATGAAGAAAAAGAGATGCGTGAACGTGTCTTCGTCAAAGAATCGTTTCTCATAAAAGATGAGACGTTCAAGTGGATGCGGAACAAAAAAGAGGAGTTTGTTGCTACAGATGGCGACGACACATTGTTCTCCCAAGAGTACACGTCCGAGGCAGAGGAGAGCTTCCAAAGTTCGGCTATCACTGCTTTTCCTCGCGGAGTAATCAACCGGTTTGCTAAGAAGGTCCGCGACCCGATTTGGATAGGAGATGTGAGCTTAGACCTTATGCACCAGCGGCCAAAACTACATGGTCACGAGGTCATAGCGGGAGAGGCCATACCCTACCCGGAGACTGAAAACCGATTCCACATATGGGAGAGGCCAGAGGCTCGGGCTGAATACGCGCTAGGGGCCGACGTAGCTCTGGGAAACCCCGGCGGGGACTATTCAACCATCCAGGTTGTCAAGAAGGGCAGCGTCCACCAGAAAGATGTACAGGTAGCAATGTGGCACGGGCTTATCAACCCCACTGCCTTTGCATCTGTGATCGCCGCTATCGGCTGGTACTACAACGAGGCGCTGGCCGCTGTAGAAGTGAACTCATTCGGCATGATGACCAACAGCGTGTTGATGCGGAATCTGGAGTACGAGAACGTCTATCGGTACAAACACCTCGACAAGATCAACAACTTCATCACGAACACGACTGGCTTCCTATCAACCCCGAAGTCTACCGATGCTTTGATGGCAAAGATGTCGGAGTACCTGCTTGACGATGAAATTGAAATAAACTGCAAGTTCACGATGGATGAGTTCCGTGACTACACCGAAGAAGGAGCCATCGGAGAAGGCGCTCACGATGACCTTGTAGACGCACTATTGATTGCGGTGTACTGCGCTCACGAAACAGAAGTGCGCGAGCGGCAAGAGGGCACGAGACAGCCGCAAAAGGTATTCGATAGCAATTCATTCCAGATCGTTAACCGGCTTGGAGCTATCATCACGCAAACAAATTCTCAAGCGGAGGCAGAGCGGCTTTCAAAAAAGCATATTGGAAGCTCAATCGTTCGAACCGCAGGAGCCACCGCGAGTATTGTATTGGCCGGAGCAAGCCGCAGGGTCCCAGCAGACTTACAGAACACAGACCACAGCCCGGTCCACGACAAGCAAGGCTCCGCACACCGCCTGCACTATGAAGAGGATGTTCCGGCGGAAGACATCACATCGGAACGGATTGCGGAATTTGAGGCTGAAGAAGAGGCTCAGGAACAAGACGAAGATGCTGATGCGTGGAAGTACGTCTAATGGTGAATCTTCGAGCAGCTTATCGCCACATTAACCGAAAGTATTACGACAACCGGCTCCCCAAGGACGTGTTGATTCAGTGGTCAACACGGATGCCATCAACGTGCGATGCGTGCTGTCACGTCCACGGTCTGTCGGAGTGCAGTAAGTATGGGCCGAAGAAGTGCAGGCGTCACATACTCAGAATCCACCCATCGCTCAAGCCGCTAGATGCAGACACGATGCTCCGGCTGCATCACGAAATTGTGCATATCAGCGCAGTGCTAGGGGACAGATTCTTGCTTTATCACGGCAAGCATTTCAACGATGCAATGAAAAGGCTAGCAGTCGCCGGGGCTTTCGATGATTTATGGTGATGTAGGTAGTTACAAAATTTGGAGTGGAAAGAGGCTGTCGTGCCGCTAATCAAGAGTGAATTCAGTTGCCCAACGTGTAAGCGAGCGGGGAAGACGAACCAAATTTACGCCAACGCTGGAGAGCTTGTTTGCTCGGGGGATGGGACGCACAAGTGGGTTGACACGCAATCGTTCTATGCCGAGAGGCCAACAATGGACTTCGCTGTGGCACCAAGGGCGCTACCACTGGCGAACAAGGACGGTGTGCAGCACGTCCAAACGAAGGTGTTGTTGCCACCAGGCTTGAAGGAAAAGTTGGACGCTAAGTACGGCGATACCACCGACGCTACGTTGGCGTCTATCCTCATGCAAATGGTGGAGGGAAAAATACTCATCATTGGACAAACCGACCTCGACCGAATTGCGGCAAGGATGGGGAGTGAACCGACCACCTCCAGCGAACTGTACGGAATGATTTATGCCAAGACCGAAGAGGTATTGGAGGCAAAGCAAATGGCTGCTGCCGCCGCTGCCGACCTGAAGGCTTACGAGGGTTTGAGTCCGGGGAGGGTTGTGATCGATCTAGCGGAGCAGTTTGGCGAGGCACAGGAGCGGGCGAGAAACTCAGAACCGCCGGAGCCGTTGGCGTATTGGTGTGCGCGAAAGCTCCGCGACGGCATCAAGGACAACTGGTTCTAGCGGAATTGTGTTGTGACCCCGCACCTCAAGAGGATAGATTCTAAGGAATGGCTGACCTTTTCAACTCCGAGTTGTTGTCCAACACGCGCGACAGCAGCGGCGACCAATCTCAAGCCCACCTCGTTGATTATTACGCGAAGCTCGGGAGTTGGTGCGATCAGGCGTTCGAGGAAGGTGTAGGTCTTCAGCAGGATGTTCCTGAATTGAAAGAAATTTCCGGGGCTCTCGACTATTTGTGTGGACTCCAGTGGAAGGAGTCAATGCCTTCCTACCGGGCAAAGCCGGTGAGCAACGAGATGCTGGGGATGTTCTGGGAAACCATCGGACTACTCACGGACATCAAGCCCATGTTCAACATCAAGGACATCGGCGGCGATGGAGCGTACTCCAAGATCGAGTCCATCCTCAATAAGTTGGCGAAGGGTTGGGCAGCGACTCAGAGGTTCGAGCGGTCGCTGGCATTTACGACGATGTTTGGTATGCTTACGTCGGCACCGGCCAAAATTTACTGGAACCCCTTTGCTCGCGGCACAAGCGGAGACCCTTCAGACGGGGACATATCGTTTGAGTCACTGCCGGTATCCTCCCTCTTGCGGCTGGGAATAAACGATGACATGGACCTCCAGCAAGACGAGTGTGTAATTTATCGTCGTGTTCGGACTCTCGACTGGATCAAGAGAGCCTACCCCAAGATGGGGGTCCTCGTTCGACCGGAAGAGGCGAAGAGTAAGTACACGGTCGATGTGCAGTCTCCTGTGACCGTTATGCCTCAGTTGTTCCAAACGCTATCTCCAGCAATGAAGCGCATGATGGGTGGGTCTGATAAGACCAACGTCCAGAGTGTCTATCCGAAGGCTGAAGTACGCGAGTTCTGGAAGAAGGATGATTCGGTAAACACCAGCGGCAACAAGATTTGGATGGGGCCAAAGGGCGCAGCTTGGGGGTACACCGTAAACCCAGGACAAAAGATGTATCCGCGCGGAAGGCTCATCATTCGTTCGAACAATGTAACACTGTACGACGAGCCCAACCCTTACTTCCACCGCAAGTTCCCATTCGCTCAACTCGGTCTGTATTCGGTGCCGTGGCAGCAGTATGCGATGAGTGTTTTGAGTCCGTGGATGAAGCAGCAGGACATCTTGAACCAGATTATGTCCGGCGTCCTCCAGTGCGTGAAGAAAGCCGTCAACCCCGCGCTCATGGCAAGCAAGTCAGCTATTCACCCAGAAGCAATGCGGGCCATAGACTCCTCAAAGCCAAACCTCAAAATCACCTACAGTCAAAACGCATCACAGCCACCGACATGGCAACAGCCGCCGAACGTTCCCGGTTACGTGTTGCAGACCTACGGAATGGTGATGCAGTCAATGAAGCAGGCATCGGGCTCCGCCGCGATGGATGGAGCGTTGAAGAACAAGCAAACGCCCGGTGGCGACACGCTCGACAGGATCACTTTCTCGAAGAACACTCCGATCAGAATGATGGGAAGGAACATCGAAGGATTCACTGACGACATCGGCGGTATGTGGGCGGCAAACGCTCTCCAGTTCTACGATGCCGCGCAGCGCATGGAGCTTCTCGGAGATAAGGGTTTGACTAAAGAGGATACCGAAGAGGTGGCAGGTTCGCTTATCCCAGAGGGAATCAACTCTGAATCATTTGTTCGCCGGTTCCGGTTCAAGTGCGACAAAGGGACGCTTCTCAACGTACAGCGCCAAGATAAAATTCAAGTGGCGTTTGCGCTCCGAAAAAACCACGATTTGTCGCGCAAGGGGCTCTACACGCTACTCGACTGGAACATTGATGAAGAAGCCAACGATGCGGAACTTGCGAAGGAAGCAGAGATGATGGCAAAAGCGCAGGCAGCAGCCGGTGGAGGCAAGAAAAAATGATGAAGGAAGTGAAGTTCGAGAATGACGACTTACCAAAGATACTCGCGGCGCTAGAGACCGCACGAACAGCGGGCGCGAAGGGGTCTGTAACGGTACAGTTCGACCAAAACGGCGGGGTGTTGTCGGTGGTGCATGAGACCAAGAAATCATTCAAGTAAATTTTGTTGTTGACGAGTTTCGAATCGTGGTGGAACATTCAAACAGTGCTAAGGCAAACGATACGACCTCCGGCAAGCCGGGTTGGTCAAATCAGCCGCAAGGGATAACTCCCTCGCGGCTTTTGTTTTGGTGCAAGACCTCCAGACTCTTCTGGGGATCGCTGATTGTACGGCGGTGTGAGGCCGCCCGATGACAGGGAAACCTGCTTCGTTGGAAAAAAACCCAGGGCGAGATACCCCAGAAAGGAGACTACCCATGATCGAGCGCAAGAAGAAGGGTCGCGGCAAGCACCGTGGCGGCAAGCGCTAACTGACTCCGGCTTAGGCCGGTTAGTCGCAACAGAATCGGGGCGGGACCACAATCCCGCTCCACAACTCCAGCAACACTGAGGACGCATCATGGCGACGAAGATGGGCAAGGGAATGGCAAGCCGGGTTTCTGAGGGTGGACACTACGAGTCCGCACCGGCACCGAAGCTCGCCAAGGGGCAGTTTCAGGAAGTCGGCACCTTCATCGCTGAAGGCGACATGACAAGCATCATGCCTCGCGGTACGAGCGTGAATGTGAAGACCGGCAAGCTCCAGAACGGCGAGAACTAAGCCGATGGCAGCAATGATGGAAGCTCCGCCAGCATCACCGCAGGTGCAAGCCCAAATGGGGCCACCGGGCGGCGGACCTGAGTTCGGTAGTGGCATCGCAAAGGCGCAGGCGGCGCAAGACAAGAGCCCTGCCGAAGTAGCGACGATGACCGCCGAGAAGATTTTGATGGGCGTACAGGACGATACATTTCGGCCCTACGCAATGAAGGCCATCGCAACGCTGAAGGTTGGCATGGCGATGGTGCAGCAAAAGCAGCCGAAGTCAGCAGGAATGGGAGCACTACCACCCCCCGGCGGACCACCGCAGCCAACACCAGGGCCACCAGTACCCGGCCAAATGCCGGGATAAGTAGTAACCGTCAACCACTAGAGCCTTGAACAACCCTCAAGAGGGAATCAAGGAAAGGGGATCGACCAGTGCCAAAGACTTTTGAAGAAATTATCGCTTCGCTTAGTGCGGACGAAAAAAAGCTGTTTGACAACACACTCTCAAAGAATCCAGAGCTTAAAGAAGGCTGGATGGCCCAAGCGGACTACACCCGCAAGACGCAGGCGCTCGCCGCCGACCGCTTGAAGATGCAGGCCGACCTCGACTACGCCGAGCAGATGAAGGAATGGTCTGACGTAAACGTGCCGCGCTACAACGCACTGGTTGAGAAGGGTATCGTTAGCGACACCGGCGAGGAACTTTGGTCGGCGCAAAAAGCCGAACTTGAACGTCAACTGGCGGAAGCCCGAGCGCAGGCAGTAGGAGGAGACATGGACCCCGCAGAGTTGGACAAACGTGTACGCGAAATTGTGAAAGCCAACGGTGGTTTGACTCCAGAGGAGATGAAGGCAGTTGTCACCTCTGAAGCGAAAAAACTGGCGGAAGAAACCTTTGAAGCCAAGTACGCAGCCAAGGAAACCGATTTCAACGAAAAGACAATTCCTTTCGTCGCAGGGTTTTCTTCTGGAGTAGCGGTTGCCGCAGCGAAGTATGAGCGCGAGACCGGCAAGACGTGGACGGCAGAAACCGCAAAAGATTTTTTCAGCCTAATGTCCACTGAAAAGAACTTTGACCCCTACGCCGTGAGCGAGAAGTTTTTAGCTCCCCACAAGGCGGCGAAGGATTCAGAAGCGGAAATCGAGCGCAAGGCGCAAGAGCGGGCCGACGAAATCATCAAGCAGCGCGGCGGGATGCCAGGAGCGGGTGATGAGCAAATCATTCCGGGACAGAAGGGCAACCTTCAGAAGATGTTGGACCGCAGCGCAGCGGACGATTTTGAGAGTGTGATCGCAGCGAAGGCAGTTGAAGCTGCGAAGTCATTGCATGCCGAGGGGAAGTAAGGCTCGGCAGAGATTGGTAGCAAAGCTCCACCGGAGAGGAAGCTCACAGAGCAGAGCCTCAAAGGAGCGGAGTGATGGGTCACTCGGGAAGCGCATGGCGCAGAGTCCGATGGCTTGGTTGAATGGGCGAAAGCCTCTAAGCTAAGTTCAAAGGAATCAACGACATGGCTCTCACATGGAATGATGTGACAGGAAAGACAAACGACTTTATCACGCCGTACCTTACGGACAACGTGTTCAAGAACTCGCCCGTGCTGACGCGCCTGAAGAGCAAGCGGCGCTTCGGTTTCCCCGGCGGTCTGACGATCCGCCACAACATCATGTACGCGCCGTTGAAGGGTGGGGCCTTCCAGCGCGGCCAAGCGTTCGACACGTCGGCGGTGCAGACGGACACGGCGCTCCAGTTCAACCTGAAGTATTACTACGTCAACGTCACAATCTACGGCGTGGATCAGGTGTTGAACCGTGGCACAGAAGCGGCGATGAGCTTCGTCGGCTCGAAGATGATTAACGCCTCGGGCACGATGGCTCAGTTGCTTGCGACGAACCTGTACGGTGACGGCGGAGCCAACGGCGGTGCGAGCCTCAACTCGACACTCGACCTCGACGGCGCGGCGGCGGCGATCAATATACCGGCGAACTCTCCGACCTATGGCGGCGTGACCCGCACGGACATTGCGAGTGCGGCCAACACCGGCATCAATGCGTACTACGCTGCACCCACGGCTTTCAGCCTGAGTGCGGTGCAGACGGCGTTCGGTGCTGCGTGGTTTGGCCAGGAGAAGCCGGACATGCTGGCGACGACCCAGCCGGTGTGGGATGCGTTCTGGAACAAGCTCCAGCCGCAGCAACGCTTCAACGACGAGACCAGCGACGTTCACGTTGGGTTCCGGTCCTTCTTCTGGAACGGCGCACAAGTGGTGGTTGACCAGTACCTCAGTGTGCTGGGCGGCAACTACCAGATGTACGGGTTCAACACCAACTACATCTACATGTACGTCTCGGATGTGCCGAAGTACCAGTTCGGGTTCACCGGCTGGAAGGAAGCGCAGCAAACGGACGACGTGGCCGGTCAGTATCTTTTCGGCGGAAACTTAGTCTTCGCGGCTCCCCGTCTGATGTTCAATCTTGGCTTTACCTCCCTGTAAGGCAGGGTGAGAAGAGGATAGCAACATGGCAATTTTCAATCTGTCGAATCAACTCATCCAGATCAACACGGGGCAGGTTCGCACCTCTCTGTTCAACCCGACGACATCGCCGATTTCGATTTACGCGAACATTGGAATGACCCAAGTTCTTGGACAGCGGTACGCCAGCATCTCGAACGCGACTGCGGTCAACCCCTTTGGAGCGCCGACGATTTATGAGTTGGTCCAGTACCTTTCGACCTCCGCTCTGACGACGGCCAACCTCACCACTTTCGGCGGTCCAGTGCCGGTGTGGTGGACAGATACCACCTTCACGACGGTGACGGCAATATCCACCGAGGCGTTGAGCCTCAACCTCCCAGCCGGGTATTTGATGACGAACATCATCAGCCTGACGACGCTGACGGCGGCACAGCTTCTCGGAGCCCAAGTGTTTATCGCGGTCTCGGGATACGTCAAGGGCTGCTACGCTCCTACGGCGGGCACGGCGGGCGTAGGAAACTTCATCGTGCCGGTGGCAGGAACGGGAACGTCTTCGGGCGTTGTCGCTGGCACCGCACCAAGCTACAACAAATTCGGAACGCAGTTGACGGCCATCGCAAGCGGCCTCTGCGACGTTCTGGTTGACGCAGACATAATCTAACCGGGAGGAAACATGGCATTCACGGTAACGAAGAACCCGGATGGAGATGTAAGTTTTGGAAGCTGGAATGGTGAGCTTGTCACCCTCCAGCCCTCCCCCTCCGACTACCCACCAGGCGGATACGCTTTAGTCGATGGAGTCTCGGTGGTTGACAACCCCAACCTGAGCGCGAACATCGACCTGTATCGGTTGTTGGTTGTGGTCCCTGCCGGTGGGGAGCTTGGATACGTCCCATCCTTCAACTCATCGACGAAGAAGCTGGCGATGTATCAGCAGAGCGCGGCAACAGGACAGCTTACCCAAGTTCCCAATGGCACCGATCTGTCGGCGCTCTCGTTCCAGCTTTTGCTTCTCGGGCTCTAAGCCTTTCACGGGAAATCGACGGCGGCTGGCTTCGGTCAGCCGTTTGTTTTGGAGGTATGTCATGGCAAACGGCGATAGTGAGCAAGACAACAGCGACTACGGCAGCACGTCGAGCAGGGGGAGTTCGAGCGGGAGCAGTTGGAAGAATAGTCGTGGGGCCAAGGCGCTAGGCTCCGCCGGCCGAGGAGTGAGCGCTGCGGGGCAATCCCTGATGGACAGCAGCCGGGATGAAGCGGCATCGAGCATCCATGCTGTAAGCTACAAGCGAGGCGGGAAGGTGAGGAGTACCGGACCTGCAAATCTTCATAAAAATGAACGAGTCATACCGGCAAACAAAGTTAAGCGCGTTGAGAAGATGATGCGAAAGTCGAAGATGCGCCTAACCAATAAGAGGCGCTCTTCAGGAAGAAGGTAGAACATGGCAGACGAAGATGATTGGAGTGAACGCGACACAAACAAAAGAAAACCCTCCGGTAGTAAGCGGAGCGGCCCATCCGATCTATTGAGGATTATGTCTCCGATTAGCAACCTCGCCAGTTTGAGGAAGGGTGGGAAGACTCGGAAGGACGGTCCGGCCAACCTCCACAAGAATGAAAGGGTCATCCCAGCAAACAAGCGGAAGAAGGTTGAGCGTTTGATGAAGCGTGAGAAGATGGCGTTGACGAACCGCAAGGGCAAAAAGCGCGGGACGAAACGGTCATCGGCGAGGGGGTAGCCATGAAGAAGATGGATCGCGAAGAGATGATGGAAATGAAGAAGAAGGGTCGCGGCAAGAAGCGGAAGAAGGCTCGCGGCGGCAAGAGGTAGGGAATGGCAGTTGTGTACATCAACCCGACGTACCCTTTCCAAGTTTCACCGCAGGGGCAGGCTCCATCAACTCAGATGGACTTCCGTTCAATGATTGGAGAGGTTACGTCGTGGAACCCCAACATTGACCCACAAGTGGCAGGGCGTTGGATCAACAACTACTACCGAAAGATCATTGACATGCGAAGCTGGTACGGCCTCAAGCTGAAGGGGCAGGTATCGGTGCAGGCTCCGTACAACACGGGGCAGGTGATTACAACGTTTGGTAGCCCGTATGTTACGGGGGTGGGGACGAACTGGGTAACGGCTCAAGAGGGTCTTCAGTTCCGCACGGGGTTCACAACAAACTACCAGACCATCACGAAGATCATCGACGCAACACACCTCCAACTGGATACGCCGTGGGCCGGGAATAACGGTACTAGCGGCTATCAGATAATGGACTGCTATATAGATTTCGGCTCGAACATCAAGCGATTGCTGTGGGCGGTAAACCAGCAGCAAGGCTGGCCTATGGCGTGCAACGTCAATGTGGAGTCAGTGAATCAGTGGGACACGTGGCGAACGAATCTGGGGTGGTCCACAGTGTTTGCGGTACGGTCGATGTCGCCTGGGGGGTCGTTCCTGAATGAGTGCTGGCCCTCACCAGCCAGTGCTCAGGCTTTTCCGTTTGAGGCTTTCCAGCAACCGCCAAACCTCGTTCTCGACAGCGACAGCGTAGTCCCGTGGATTCGAACGGATGTGATTGTAACACGAGCGGTAGCGGATGCTCTCCTGAAGGGTGGACGGAAGAGCGAGTATTACGACCCGGTGGTGGCTGGAATGAAGATCACGGAGTTCAATGAAGCTGTTGAGCAAATGGTGGGAGCGGACGACAACATGGCGGTGCAGGACGTGACATGGGACTACGGCATGGAGGATGGGACTCTGGGGAACGGGCAGGGGTCATTCTGGTCTCAGAGCCACGCTTAGAATTAAATTTCGTGGCGGAGTAGGCGAAGCCGTCGCATAATGGTTGAGAGGTCGAGATGGAGCATACATACTGCGCTAACCCAAACTGCCTACTGCACACCGAGAGGCGTGGTGGACACTTCAGATTTAATGAAGCGAAACAGGAGTGGTACTGCGAGGACTGCTACGCCGGGAGCCGAGTGGCATTTTCTGACGGAAAGAACTTGTGGGACTTCACCACGACGCACTTCACCGGAGAGCGTGTCCATATTCGGAGCCGGAACCACCTTGACGAGCTTTGCAAGCGGCACGGGGTAAGCAATCATGCCCGAGAAAACAATGAAAGGAATTGGGACAGACCTCATGCCTAAGCAGCCGACCAACTCGAACTATCCGACAACCGAGCAGCGCCGGTATCCAGCGGCTTGCAGCGATCTTGGCGAGACCAATGCCATCCCGTACTGGCAACCAACCTTGAAGGCGGGAGAGTGCCGCCGAGATGCCGACCCGAAAGACCATATAACGGAGATGAACCTCCAGGTGCCGAGCACGATGACGTTCACGGTTCGCGGAAGAGAGAGGTAAACAATGATTCGTTCATGGGGTCTGGTTACATTGACGGGGGCGGCGCAGCCGTGGTTTGGTGATGTGACAACTGCGGCTGTAGGGTTGCCGAATGGTGATGGGCTCATTCCAGTAACGGTGGCGTCTACAACGCGGTATCGGGTGGGAGACCGCTTCTATCTTGACCCTGAAACAAACACGCAAGATATCCTGTTAGTTGACACCATCACGAGTTCCACGGTTCTCAGTTGCAAGTCCGAAGGTGATGCGAAGACGCACACGCATGGGAGTGGTGCGGTCATTCAATTGTCGATCCCAGCGGCAGAAATCAACGTTCAGCCATTGAGCACGAACACACAGACGGTGTTTCTCGGAGCGGACAACACGGTGACGAACGTTCCAGGGGGCAGCGTGTCGCGTGAGATTCTTCCAAGCTCGCCACCATCTGCTAATTTGTCGATTGGCTATAACATCATGCGGACTTCTGATGGATGGATGGTGGGAACGGCTGGCGACAAGGTGATTGTGGCAGCGACCGTAGCGTAGTCCGAATTTTGGAGTAAGTCTTGATCCTTGCCGACATTTTCCCAGACGTGTTAAATCGGCTTGAAGAGGCGCAGCCAAGTGGCAACCCTAGCGGACCCGTATTCTGGAACTTGGTTGGTGAGGTATATCCGCAGATCGTCAACGCGATGTACGAAGCCTGTCTCTTGACTGGCATAGTACAAGTGGTAAGTCAGCCGTACACAATCACAGCCAGCACCACGTACTTCAAGAACCCGATAGGGATGATTGCTCCTCTGCGGTTGCGAGCACCATACAACATCCGCAAAGGCACACTAAAAGGATTGGATGACATGGTTCCGAGTTGGCAGCGGGCTACGCCGGGGAAGCAGCTTCAAAGCTGGTTCCCACTGGGGTGTTCGGGCTTCGGAGTTTACCCGCAATTGGCGTCTGAGGCAAGCGTAGTGATTGACTGGATCGCCAGCCCCGTGAATGTTCCAAGGCCGTATGATGGCACATTGCCAGTTCCTTTCGAGGAGCAATTCGTTGACGGCTTGAGTCAGTATGGAGCGGCGGCTTGCCGGATGAAAGAGGGCGGTGCCGAAGCGGATGAAGCCAGCGCGGTCTTCAACGAATACATGAGCGCTATGAGACAGTTGTCGCTGTGGCAGGCGCGGCTCGATTCGCTAAACCTGAGTGCGGTGTATGGTGGGCAGGTACAAACGAATAGCCGAAGCGTTGCGTGATATGTAAACTGGCTACATGATTAACTGGTTAAGGAAGTTTGTTAGGCGGTGGAGGCCATACAAAACTCCAGAAGATTATCGTCGGGAGTGCCATGCTGCGATCAGAGAACTAGCTCGCGTAAAGAATTCTTACAAGCACCGGCCATTCTTGCGAGAGCTTGAGGGAAATAACGATTGGAGCCGCGAACAGTTCAACCAAGCCATCTTTCGGCTGACAAGCTGTGAGCCGTTATGGATTGCACGAAAAACTCCTAAACCTAATCGTTGGTGGTGGTTGAAATGGCCCCGCTAAATCGGCAGCGAAAGTTGTTCCGAGCGCGGCGAAAGTCGAAGGGCCACGAGGTGCGGTTGCGACCGGCTACCAAGGTCTGTGGGCGCTGTGAGAACCTTTTGGGGCACTCAGTAGTGGAAGAGGGACGACGGAAGCGCCTACCGGCAACACAGTGCCAGCACAAGGGGCGTGGATATCTATTGAACGGGTTCTTGTACATGACGTTGTGTGTGTGTTGCCTTCGAAGGATGAAGAAGCGAACCCCGACCATGACAGTTAAGGAAGAGGCATGATGTAGGCAGGAGAACCCCTACAATGATGCCTGTTTCTG